ACGATATCTTGAACTTCCTCAGTGGTAAGTTGTGTATTCGCAGCAGTGACTGTGACCACACCAGCTGATGCTGGAGATACACTTAAGTTAGTGCCAAAGTCAACAGTTCCAGCAGTTCCGACTGATGATCCACTGTCTTTAATTATGATACCTGATCCAGAACCAGTAACTCCTGTAAGTCCTGATCCATCACCAACAAATGAAGATGCAGTAACCACTCCTGTTACTGTAGTGTTAGTCTGGATAGCAACTTGACCAGCTTTTATATTCAGATCACCATTACTTTCTATAGTCGGATCGCCACTCGCTCCAACTATATTCAGATCCTTTACACCAAAAGATTTTTCTGCCATTTCGCTAGTCTTTTTTTAGTATTTATTAAGAGAACTTTATCTCAACTCCACCACTAAACTTTAAGTTAGGTGAGTTTGCAATTCTGATCTCAGGTTTTTTAGGTTCAGTAGGTGAACCAGTAGGAGCATCCCAGATGACAACAGGGCCTTGACCATACATGTGGACGGAGTACATGTCTTCCCATGACTGTGTTGTTGCACTAAAAGATGTGATGTCATTACCATAGTAAAATCTATCAGGAGATTGAGTGCCACATTGATTGTTTAACCAATCTTTTACTTCTCTCCAAGTCCAATCTCTATTATATTGTAACTTAGTAGTAATCCATCCAGCACATGTAGGACATGCAGAACTAGTGCCACTGAAATCAACATCATATGGAACCAATGATAGTCCAGTATATGTCTCTGGGTGTGGATATGTTAGATCTGATGCTCTACCATCACATGTAAGTGTGTCATCAGCAGCACCGTAACAGTCAATACCTGTTCCCATGTCACTATAAGAAACCTTTTTTTCCTTATAGTCTGTTTGATTACCACCTATTCCACCACTAATATACTGGTCATCTAATGCACCAATATTGATACAGGCATATTCAGTTCCAGCAGTTGATAATCCAGATGTAGTTTTACCCAGTGACTGAGGCCACCCTCTCCTGTTGATAGTGTTATAACATTGTAAACCAAATTCAAAATGGGTTGCAGTCGCTAATGATCGACTGTCACCTTGAGAGGTTGTAGACCAATAATTATTAAAATCAAGATCGCCAGGTTTTACCTGAGTCTGATTACTGTTACCAGCGGCAGCAATGAATATGACTCCCGCTTCAGATAACTCATTACCAGCAGCAGTCACAGAACTGTCTACCATCTCACCTTTACATCTACTACCATCACCATATGCACCTAGTAAATCAAAGAAAGCTGGTTCATCACCACTTGTATATGATGTTCCTGTTTCAGTTCCGTCTATTTCTGATGGCCTGTACCAATAGTATCCACCACTATGAATGGCATCATCTCTATATCCCCAACTATTACTTGATGTTGTTGGATTCTTAGTATCATTTTGTTTACCAGTGATAGCAGAATGTCTATCATAATTTGGTTTGTATAGATGAAATAATTTTTGAACATCAAATTGACTACCATTAATTCCAGCATTGTAATTACCAATACCATTGATTACCCATCTATTAGCATTGTATGCAGAACCATAGTTCTTTCCATACACCTGACCAGCACATTGAGTTCCGTGATCAGAAGCGTTAGTTGGTTTTGCAGTGTTAGTGCCGTTACATCTGGCTCTAGTATAAAATGTACTGATACCAGTTGTAGTGCCGATGGTAGAGAATCCTACTGATCTTTGACTAGCATCAGACCACCATGATCTTGCTACAGACTCCACTGGAACTGTTGTGCCATCCCAACGTTGAGTTAATCTATTGCCTGGATCTGCATTGAAAAAATCTGGGTCAATATAATATGGTGCATCGAGAACTACATCTAGAACACCACATGTGCCTGGCGTTGTAGATATACCACTCCATGTCAACACGTTTCCTGTTGACCATCCTACAGGATCATCGGCAGTTGTTACAAATTCTGGGTGTGCAATCCAAAAACCATCGTCAGATACGATTGCATCTACGCCAGTTCCATCACCTAATTGTTTTGGTTCAGTCTCTATTATTATATGATCAGATCCAGTAAGCCCAGTGGATGTTGCATCCCAAGGGTTTTCTTTTTGTGTATGTCTTAGTATTTGGTATCCAGTTCTGTTCTTATCTGATGCACCAATACCAGCTTGAGATGTGGGTGGTCTAGATGGTGCCTGATTCCATGCTCTGTAGTTGGATACTGTCTTATCAAATCTACCAAACTTTCTTACACCAGCGACAATATCTTTTGGATCTGGAGAATAGTTGCCTGGATATACGTCATAGTCAATACATACCCACTGCACCTTCTCATGTTTTCTTAGATCTTCTGCTTCTGCATCAGTCAACATGTAAGTTGCTCTGGTATCACTGTGTTCTTTTTTATCAGGACACACTATAGATGGATCTGGAATATTATCTTCCAGTGAACCATCTTTTTCTAGTTCTTCGTGAATGAATACCCAATCATCTTTGGTATAACATTTGATAGAGTATGCTTTCTTATCATCGGATCCAGTTGGTTTAGTGGGTAGGCCTGTCCGATCAAGAATATTAGTGCTGATCATAGGTTATCAATGTAAGTCTTGACGAATCTGTATGTGGATAATCCAGATATTCCTGCCTCTGGTGTAACTTTAACTAAGACGTTATTACCATTTATTGTTGAAGCAACTGATACCTGTTGTTCTGGAGAGAACATAATAGCATACTCTTGTGAGAATGCTGTGGTTCCATCATGCATCACAAGAAGTTTTTGTGATTGTCTGAATGTTCCTAAACCAATCATTAATGTGTATTCTGCACCAGCGTAACTGAGTTTGGAGAATGAATCTATCTGTTGTTCTACACCAGCAGATGCAGTATATGTTCCTACTCCAGTTGTGGAAATAGAACCACCTCCACCAGTGCCAGCAGTGACCGTGACAGTTGCGTTTGAACCAGATGCAGTTGCACTTACAGTAGATCCAACAAAGTCAATCGAAGTGATACCTGATGCAACTTGAGTTCCCTCTTCTTTGATTATGATTCCAGAACCAGTGCCACCTGTAGGTGCTGCTGGTGCCCATTGTGATCCACTCCATGTTAATACATCACTACTATTTGGAGCTGCACTGGAAACATTAGATAGATTACCTAAGTTTTGTCCACCTATACCTGTTAGATATCCAGCACTTGCATGATTACCCCATGCGTATGCAGTCTCATACTGTGTAATGTCTAACTGAGTTATTTGATTTCCACCAACAGAAATGAATGATGAGGCAGCAAAAGATGTACCTGTAATAACTCCAACCCTGTAGTTGTCAGTTCCAGTTCCTACTGTGCCGTCTGCTTCTCTGTTGACTAATTCTTTCCATCCAGCGTGTGCAAAATATAATCTACCAGTGTCATGGGAATGAGCAACTGCACCATGATAGGTAGATGATGATGGGAAGTCACTGTAATTGTCGTAGTAGAATGGTATTACGTTATCTGTTTGAATACCAACGATTCTGGTAGTAAAGACAGAACCGCCACCACCACCACCTGATGTGGTGACTGTTACAACACCAGCAGATGCAGGCGAAACACTGAAACCAGTTCCGAAGTTTACAGTTCCAATAGTTCCTACGAGTGTGCCACCCTCTCTAATGATAATACCACTACCAGATGCAGTGATACCTGTCAGTCCAGATCCATCTCCAACAAATGTTGCACCAGTAACAATACCAGTACAGTTGATGTTAGCAACTAAGATTTCTGGTTTACCCTCTAGTCCTCGTGAAAGAGAGGCGATACCAGCAGATGCTGCGTATGCAACAGAAATATTAGTTAATCCAGAACCATCACCTGTAAATGATATTCCAGTTACAACACCAACTCTATAGTTTTCAGTTCCAGTTCCAACTGATTGATCTTGATTCTTGTTGACTAGTTCATTCCAACCAGCGTGTGCATAGTATGCCTTACCTGTTTCGTGAACGTGAGCAAACTGACCATGATATGTGGATGATGATGGTAGAGATGCGTAGGTTGACCATAAGAATGGTAACAAGTTATCCGTTGCAGTTCCATCTAATCTGCCTTGTAGTCTAAAATTACCTAATACATTGAGTTTATATCCTTCTGTATTAGTAGTTCCAAGACCAACATTAGTAAGAGTATGAATACCAGTGGAGTTTGATCTCCAAATACTATCTGTTGATGGTAGGTTTGTAAGTTCAGATCCATCACCAGCAAACTTAGATGCAGTTACAACACCTACAGTGAAGTAGTTGCCTAGATGATCACCGTGAAGTATCTGTCTCCAACCATTGTAACCACCCATTGTGGTTCCACTGGAAACGTATGCAGT